CGTGAAATCTACTAAAGCAAGATCTAAGGCTATTGTTGGTTGTGTTGAACCTAACAATCGCACTTATATTCTTGACATTAAATCAATTTCATCTTTCACAAAGTTAACTGAATTTAGAGTTATCATGGATATTTTACATGAGTCTTTAAAACAGTTACACATCGACTTAGGATTTTCCACTAAGGGAGTGGAATATACTAAGAAAATTCACCAAAATCCTTTGGGTAGTAGAACAATTGTTTATATCAACTATGATAATGATAAAGACATACGATTGACTAAACCCGTTGGAATTACCACCATCACTATTCCAAATTCGATGGCTAATTCGCCTTGGAGAGTCTCTAGTTTTATATCTAGAGTTTATAATGTCAAAGGAAAAATTTACTTTAAACATACCTTTACATTTAATCCATGCGAAAAAGCCATACGAGAATCCGTTATAAATAATAATAACATGGACAAATTAAATCTGTTAAAAGAGATAACTAATATGAATGAGGTTAATCCTCAATCATTATTTGGTTTTAGCAGTGATTTTCCAGATATAGGACCTATATCCAATTTGTGTAAAGAAATGGAGAGTAGCCTTCCTGAAATTAAGGACTCAGCTCGTGTTCTTAATAAATTTGTTAAAACTATATCCAATAATATAGACGATGAAACTACTAATGCTAGTGCATTTTCATTCCAGAAATTAATGGGGATACCAGAGAATTCTATTATGAATACTAGTTTCTTAGATATGGCTTCAACCATATTCCTGCTTAGCTCCACAGCCCATCTTGTAGTTGGGGCTACGTCAGGTAAAATTAAAGTTTTTGGTTTGGCTGTTGTTTTATATATTGGTGTCCATAAGCAAGATTTTACAAAGCTCATAGTTCATTGTATTGATTGGATTAAGCAAGCCGGAGCAGAACTCACTAAACCACAAGGTGGTTCATCAAGTGAGAGTCTGTTGTGTGCAGAACAAACATACAATCGAATTTGTAATTTCTTAGCTCTTGGTTTTTCAAATATCTTTAGAACTCCTAAAGGTTTTGTTAAAGATTTTGTTTACTACGTTTCTACATTTCCAAGATTTACGGTTGGTATAACATCTATTTTTACATGGATTTCAGACATCTTTGTGGGATTTTTATCATGGTCCAAACTTGTTGATTACGTACCCAGTTGTTACAGGTACATGTTTGAGAATAATGATGAAGTTCTGAAACTTGCTAAACTGACTGATGACATACATAATCAGTGTATAGCCAATACTTTTGCATTTTCAAGTGAAAATCAACTTAAAGTTACAGAATTGTTAAAGCAGATGAAAGGTCTTAAAGCGACTATGTCGAATTTAAGTCCTGGGAAATTATCTACTTTAAATTTTGAAATATCCTATTTGACCAAATTATCAGAAAGACTTGGAAACGCAGGAATAGATGCTAATGGTTGTAGACCAGAACCTTCCGTTTTATTAATGGGAGGCAATCCTGGACAATTCAAATCCCAGTTTATTGATTATTTCCTAGCGGCTATTGGTAATGCTGTCCTTGATAGTGATGAATTAGAATTATTCAAAACTAACAAAGGTGCTATTGTACACAATATGACGCCTGAAAATGGTTATTGGGATGGATATACTCCAAAGCATAAATTTTGCGTAGCTGACGACTTTGGTCAGACTCGAGATGTTGCTGGAAATCCAGATAATGAATATATGAAAGCTATAAGAGCTATTAATGAAATTCCTTATAATTTACATGTTGCTGAACTCGAAAATAAAGGTAGAACGTATTTCAATAGTCATTACATTATTGCTACCACAAATCAGAATCATTTTTCTCCCAATAGTATATACTCTAGTGATGCTCTTATTCGTAGGATGCATACTAGTGTTTGGGTAGAATTAACAGATGAGTATAGTATTATTGAGAATGATCATGGTATTATTACTAGGAAATTGGATATTTCTAAATTGCCAATTGATGCTCATGGCCGTACTATAATTCCTACTAATGCTGTAACATTTAAAGTATGGGAACCCAGTTCAACACCTGAACAGCGCTTCGGTGAGACATTGACTTTTGATGAGGTTGTTCAGCGTGTTATTGCCGTTAGGCATAAACATGTTGAAAATTTCCAATCTAAAATTGGAATGTTGCATAACATTGGGTCAATTTATCGTGAACATAATGAACCAACTGCTGATCGTACTAAACTTTTAGATTCTCTCCACGACAATTATCCAGAAGTTGACATTGATATGAAATACTTAGATGAGTTGGATCAGATTGCTCCAGGTGCTGAAGACTATGGGGAAATTAAGTATACAACTGATATTCCTGAAGTAGTAACAAAAACAGAGGAAGTGGTTAAAAATCGTGATCATGAGAGATACCAGGATGTTATGCTTAGCTTAGCCACATTCTATCGTTTTTCCAAGGGAGGCATTATTCATGTCTCATCTTTGTTTTCTATAATGTTGCAAAGATTCAAGAGAAAATTTTTACACTCTTTTTATTGTCCTAGTGATCAAGTTGAGAAGTATTTTCTAGCTTTCCATACATTTATACACAGTTATGACTTTCCACAACCTTCTCCCACATGGATATACATTAAAACAAAGTTTAGGGATTTTTCCCTATCAAAGACAGATATGTTATCCGAAGTTTTTGGAAATGGAATCAAACATATGCAATCTTATGCAGGTTTCTATTCCTTAATTAGTGGTATATTGGTTTTGGGAGGTTTTGGTGTCAAACAACTAGTGAGTCAAAATGCTAATTGTATTCCTTGTGATATGGAAGCATGTCGTTCTCACATGCAAGATAATTACATGGAGAAAGACGATTCTGGTGGATGGATAGTTAATAAGTTTTTCAAATTTTCTGATCATGATAAATGTGGTTATTCTTTAAAGACTCTTAAATATAATACCGATCGGGCGTTAAACCTTGATGATTGGGAATGTATGTTTAAAAAGGTCGATATGGAAATTAAACCACAATATAAGCTCAAGAAGAAGTCTAATGCTGCTAAGGTCACAAATCTAACAAGATTAGAAAAAGCTAATCCTCAAGCAGGAGAAGATAAAAATGGAGATGAAGTTATGTCTAGTGTTTTATCTAACAATAGTTATAGGATATCATGGATTCCTCACAAATGTGAGGAAGTTCCAACCAATTTAACTATTGATAATACCAATCTCTTGGGAACCTTAACGTTTTTGAGAGATAGATTGGCCATAATACCTAGGCATTTTGTCAATATACTTACTGCTTACGTTGAGGATGAGTCTACAGAAGTTGATCTCGAGTCCGCAGTTATCTTACACAAAAATACACGTGATGGATTTCGATTTTACAGAAAATTTACTTTTGCTAAAATCCTTCGTAGTGATATGTTATTCTGTAATGAATATATGGAAGCTAGGGATCTAGTTTGTATTCTGTTTGATAAGACTCAAGTTCAATTACACCGAGATATAACTCATTATTTGCCTACTCGTAAAGAAAGTTTTGAAGCAACTAATTTTACTGGTGTTTTGAGAGGTTTTTCTGTAATGGGACTCACTAGTAGAATAACACATGTCATGGGATGTGATGATATACAAATTAATTATGACACCATTGAAGGTAATGATTCGTTTACTCTAGAGACCCCTTTTCATTATAGGGCTGGTACAGAGTCTGGAGATTGTGGATCGTTACTCTTTAAAGTTGATGCTAGTTGTAGGAAAAAGTTTTATGGTATACATGTAGCTGGAAAGAGTTTAATGCGAAACGGTTACTCAGCGAGATTGTGTCTGGAAGATATTGATGAAATCTGTGAACATATCGGCGATTTATGTATCGATAAAACTATTGAATTTCAAGCATGTGTGCCTGATAAGGATTTACCTTCCATATTTTCGCAACTTTGTGATGTTGATATAGATAAATCTATGAATTATCCCAATAAAACTCAAATTGTTCCTAGTACATTGCATGGTCAATGGCCTATGCTTAATCTTTCCCCTACCAATTTGTCTCGTGAAGCTTATCGTCTCGCAATATCGAAATATTGTAGACCACCAATTCATATAGATGATACTCTCTTCTTAGCTATTTCCAAGGCTACCTTTAATTACATTGTCACCCGCTCCGTTAAGTATGATGCAATTAAAAGGTTACTGACTTGGGAAGAAACTATAAATGGTATAAAGGACGAACCTAATTTTGGGCCAGTGGATAGATCCACTAGCCCTGGTTATCCTTTCATTTTTGAGAAAGAAGGTTTTACTGGTAAACTTAAATGGTTAGGTAATTCTCAAGACCCTTTGCCTATTCATGGTCAACATCTCATAGAGAGATGCAAGATTATGGAAGATACTCTTAAAAGTAGAGAAAGATGTCTTGTTATTTATACTGACAATCTTAAAGATGAGAAACGACCCATAGAGAAAGTTCTTTTAAAGAAAACCAGATTATTTTCAGGTTGTCCATTGGACTACCTGTTGTTAGTTCGGAAATATTTTGGAATGTTTTCTTTATGGACCATTAAAAACAATATTGATAATGGTATTGCCGTTGGGATAAATCCTTATAAAGAATGGCATTCACTTACTATGAGTTTACTTAAACATTCACGCCCGCAAGAGGAAGGTTTCCTGGCTGGAGACTTTTCTGGTTTTGATTGCGCTGGTAAACAACATCTGTATTGGCATATTTTAGACAGAATTAATGAATGGTACGATGATTCTGATGAGAATAAGACCATACGGTATATGTTGTGGGTTGAGTTAGTTCAATCTAGACATATCCATAAAAATCATGTTTATGAATGGGCTAATTCTTTACCTAGTGGACATCCACTTACAGTTTTAGTTAATTCTATATATAATCTGATGGCCTTTAGGTATTGTTGGGTCAAATCAAACCATAATGATTTGTCTTCGTTGCCAAGTTTTGATAATCACGTTTACCTTATCACATTCGGTGATGATGTAAATGGTAGTATATCGAAACATTTTAGGCATTCTTTTAATGATATAGTTGTTCAAGACTATATGAGAGACTTAGATCTTACCTATACTTCTGATAGTAAGGCACAGTTTACCACTCCGTTGAGAAAATTGAGTGATATATCTTTTCTCAAAAGATATTACACAATAAATAAAATCGACGGCCAATATATAGGATCGTTGGAAAAAGATGTCATATTCACAACCCCAGGTTGGACTAGGAAAAAGAATTCTGATATTATTACCATCGATAATTATAAATTTTCATTGCGTGAAGCAGCAATATGGGGTAAAGATTTCTTTAATGAATTCATTAAAGTTACTTTACCTATCTTCCGGAATAACTTCCCTGGTGTTCCGGTTGATACAAGTTATCTTTCAAATATTAGTTTAGTCTCCGAATTGGAGTACTATTACTAATATTATATTATTTATTGTAACCTGTATATAGAAATAATTTATTTTATTAAAAACTAAAACAAAATACTGAATTTATGATGAGCGAAACAACAAATATAAACCAAAACGATACGTCTTTGCCAACAGACGAGGTAAACAATGGCACAACCACTTTTATCGATGAGGGAACTTCATCTACGGTCAGCCGAACTGATTATTTAACAATACCAAAATTTCAACTATCCACGGGAGAATCGGCCATGCAATCTATTTCTGATTTTCTTAAGAAACCTATTGTCATTTATGATAATTCTATTACTACTTCTACTACTGGATTACTTTACGATGAGGATTGTACGCTCAATGTTTATACAGGAGGTACTACTCTTTGGGATGTAAAATTGAGAAATATTTACGGACTTAAGTTTAAATCTGTTTTTACTATGAAGATTAATGGATCTAGATTTGACCAGGGTATGGTTACTATGTCATTTATGCCTACTGGAGGTTATGCTGTTAATACGCCTACGTATGACACATCAAATCGCATGTATGCATATTCCAAAACTCAATTAACTACTATGCAACATGTTAATTTTAACATAAATTGCGATAGTTCTGCTATTTTGGAAATTCCTTGGATTAGTGCATACCCATTTTTAAAGTTGATTCCCCACACCGATAATAGGCATGGTACCCCAGGATTTTTGAAGATCTGGGTCTATTCTCCACTCGTATCGGAATCAGGAGATCCTGTTAGAATTACTGTTTGGCAACATCTGGAAGATGTTGAATACTTTGGAAATGCCGTTACACAATCTAACTCTGGTGAAGTTCAACGTATTTCATATGCTCAAGTTACTTTGGTTCAAGCTGGAAAAACTAGAGTTATATCCAGAAAGGATGAACTCACTAGAGAAGAAGAATCTACTAAACCAATATCGGGTGGACTTAAATTAATTTCCTCCATTAGCTCTGCTCTTTCAGTTGTTCCATTGTTGAGTACTTTTACTGAGCCTATTTCTTGGGTTACTGATGCTATGAGTAAAGCCGCTTATATTTGGGGTTACTCTGCTCCTCGAGTCGTCTCCCCACCCAGCTTTATGGTCCGCAGTAAGACTCCCTACATTGGCAATTATGATAAACATGCTCCGGCATATTCTATGGGAATTTCAGTCTCTAATAAAGTCGGTCCAGCTATTGGATTTTCTGGAACTGATAACGACGAAATGAGTATAGATTATCTTAAGCAAATTTTTGCTTATACTAATTCTTTTACTTATACTGCTGCTCAGACAGATGAGCAACTCATCTTTACCTATGATTTATCTCCCATTTCTGGGAGGAGAAATATTGTTGCTCCAGGTGCTTATGGGGGTTCTTACGTTTATACACCTGCTGCTTTCCTAGCCAGAATTTACCAAAAATGGAGAGGCTCTATTAAATTAAGATTTATAATGGTTAAAACTGAATTTCATAGGGGTAGATTGGCTTTTGCATATGCCCCTAATGGAGGCACTCCAACATATGATCAAACTGACCCTTTGCTCAGGGAAGTTGTCGATATTAGGGCTGGATCTATTATAGAGATTACTATCCCATTTATTAGCAACTTCCATTGGCTTGATAATTCAGCAAATATGGGAAAACTTCATGTCTATAAGATTGATGATTTGAAAACAGGAGGAGATCAAGCGCCCACTGATGTGAACGTCTTGGTTGAAACATGTATGGGTGAGGATGCTCAATTTAATATTCGTGGTAATGTGCGAATGTCCCCTGTTGCTCAGTCCGGAAGTTTTCAATCTGCTGGAGATTCTGTTAAACAATGCGAGGCTGTAGTCACTCGCGTTGGTGATTCTTCGCAATCTTCTAAGGATTACTCTCATACAGTTAACTGTATGGGCGAAGTAGCAGAGTCATTATCTCAAGTTATCAAAGCTGGTGGCTTTGTCACTGGTATTTGGACTGGTATGGGCATTGGTGCTGCCCATTCAGTTGGTTATCGCTTATCATCCCCAGTTTCTTTTGCTGCGTGTGTTAATACTGATATTTTTGGAGCCATAACTAGTTGTTATGCGCAAATGCGTGGAGGTTCCAGATTAACATTTATAACTAATTATCCTTCCTATGCCAGGAATTTTGTTGTTCAACTAGTACCAAATTCATCGGCTACTTATCCTGTTCTTGCGGATCAACTTGGATTTGATACGCCTCAACAGCAATCGACATTTCTTAGTAACACTGGTTTAAACTTCTTTAATGAAAATGATACTGCATTATCATTAGATTTTCCAGGTTACTGTGAACTAACATCTTCCCCGGTGGCTTCCAACTTTTCCAATGGTACTGGAATGGGTGTCAAGCCCGGGGGATTTATATCAGAGTATAGAATTCGTTGTCTTCGCGATTTTACCGACCTCACTGGTATACTCTTGATTCACAGAGCAGGCGCAGATGATTATCGTCTTGGTAATTTTCTTTGTATTCCTGTTATGTGGGAATGGACCGAAGATGACGGTCTTTAGCTTAACATGTCCTTTTGGGTTTTCGGAGTTAAGTTAGTGATTTATAGATCCCAGATTTTATCTATAAATTGCCGGTAGAATATTTTGTGTGCGAATATTACCGTTTAGAAACAGGAGTTTAG